CTACCATTTTGATTGGTTTATATAATTTAGTCCATAATGATCCATTTGAATTGAAATGACTATTTAATCTAAAAGAAGGGTTCATCGTATTACCCACATAATATTTACCTTGCTCTAATTGTAGAATATAAATATATACCATTTGTAAACTGTATATTCAAGAATAAATAATATTTATTATGATTACAATAAATATTATTTTGAGAACATTGCATTGAGAACATTGGACATGTTTAAATATCTAATGAAACGCGATTTTTATCGGATCTATTCTTTCGGCGTCCTTTTTGTGGAACCGATGAATTCTGTAAATCTTTCAAAGAGGAAATAGAAATCATAGAATCATCTTCTCTAGTATTCGGTTCATTCACTTGAATGTTCTCAAACGATGGCATAGGAGGTACAAATGAATTATTCGTTTTTGGTTTTAATCCCGCCAATATATTATCTATATCGGTATTCTGTGGACCACGCATTTCGGGTCTTGGTTGTGGTTTCGGCGGAGCTGGGGGTGTATTAATATCCGAATAGGGATTTAATCCAACCCCCTGTTCTCTAAACATGGCACCCCGTGCGGCATTAATATCCTGACGGTTCCCCGGATTTTGGGTATATGTCATGGATGGTCGCTGGGGTGCGGGTTGATTCTTTGTTTCCACGGGTTTCGGTGGTGGACCGAATGAGGTATTAATATCATCGGGTTTATTCATCATATTATTGGCAAATGCAAACCCGGGGGATTGTTGACTCATACTACTCACCGTTGCATTGGTAAACATTTTCATGAGTTCCGGACTCTGTTTGATCACATCATTGAATCCGGGGGTTGCACTGGAAAGTGCTTTATTGGTGAAATTGACAACGGCGGCGCTGAATCCAATACGTAATAATAATGACAATTCGGGGGATAATTTTCCGCCTTTATATTTATCGTGTAGTTCCGAAAAGATTTCTTCATAACTATCAATATCCTCGGATATTTGGTCTCCCCATCCATCTAGATTAATGTCAAATGGGTTGAATGCGGCATTTGCATATTCCACGGAATTAATAAATGTCATAAACCACCATCCCTGTAATTTAATACTGTCCTTTTTACGTTTGTCTTCTAATGCGGTTTCATATTCATCTTCAATTTCTTCATAAGGTGAATCGCTATTGAAATGAGTGATATTTTTGATGAGACCCTTCTCATACCATTCTTCTAATTTCTTTATCATCATTTTCTTTTTACGGCGTTTTTCGCGTTCGGTCATATTGGCAGAACCGGAATGGGATGGTTTATCGGCGGGAATGTCATTGAATTTGGAAAATCCGTCCCATGTTTTCGTTTTCCCCTCGCTTTCTTTGGTGGCTTCGCCTAATTTGGAATCATTTTTCTCGTATGCCGATGCCGATGCCGATGCCGATGAAGTCCCGGAACCGAATCCAAATAAATTGGATGCAAATCCGGTAATACCACCGCCGCCTCCTACATTATTGATTGTTTTCGTTGTAGAAGAAGAAGAAGAAGAAGACATCCCCGATAAATTATTCAATTCGTTTTCCAGATTATCAAGTTCTCCTAAATCAATATTTACATTGTTATTTGAACTGCGTTTTTTATCATTCATCAATAATTCAATTCCTGCACCGAAATTGGAACTACTTGAAGAGGACGATGGTAAATTGTCCAATTGTATGGATATGGGTTCTAAGTCACTTAGTCCAATATCAATAGTCTCCATAATTATATTAATTATACAAATTATATCTTTATATTCTACGAATCGTTTTTTACATTGTTTATGTTATTTATTTTTGTTTTGGAGAACATCTATTTTACATTCTTCATTATATTGAATTTTATGTTTACTATGGAGATACCAAATCCCCTGTAAGAAACAATCCGCCAAATCATCCTTCTTTTTACAATTTATTTTATCCACCCACATAGATAATTGTGTATTATGATGTAAAAAATGAGAACATACCATAATGCCATCCTTCTTATTACTTTTATAAGTAGATTCCTCCATGTTCTCTACATCTGTATTACGTAAATGGGTAAAATTCTTCAATTTATTGAATGAAGAAACGAATTCTATATGAATAGATGGAGAACATTCAGTCTCTTTCATAATAAAATATTGGGCTAACATTCCTTGTATGGTTTTCATACGATTCGCAATCGGGGATATTTGATTTTCAATAATCACATGGGTTACCCTATTCATATCTGGTATTTTGTCCAATAATGTTCTCATGTTACGTCCAATGGATATAAGTCCTGTTTCTCCGGCATTTTTTGTTTTCATTTCTTTTATTGGTTCTAACATTCTATTGTTGTAAAGATTCTGGAGAACATTCAATAATGCCGATTTCGTGCTATATTGAATTGCGCAATTGTTCTCATCTTGTGTAATTAAATATTGATTACATAATGATTTTAATTCTTCTAGTTTCCTTTTTTTCAATTGTGTTGGAGAACATTCTTTGTTGTATTGTATGTATACATTTTGGGATTTACTGTGTTTTTCACAATAATAATGTTCGTGTTTCGCCCATTTTGCCGCTTTCCCACATTCTTTGGGATCCTCTAATGTAGGAGTTGTTTTGGAGGCTTTCTTGGTTGGTTTCTTTTTAGTTAGAATACAATTACATTTTTGTATTTCATGTGTTTCATCCATTAAATTGAGAACATTCCAATCTTTTATTACAAAACCACCTTCATGACCAACTTCATGGATTTCAAAAATACAATAAGACATGTTTTTTATACCCACATCAAAGCTAATAAGATTCATTATTCATATTATTACACATTATTTCTATGTTTTTTTGTAAATATATGTATATATCATAGTGTGAATGCCATCAAGATCAACTTATAAAAATATTCGCACCGGAAATAAAAAATATTGCGCGGATGTCTACAGTGGATCTACCAAAGATAATATTCCAATCATAAGTTATCCTTGTCATAATGGAACCAATCAACAATTTGCGTATAAAAAGGGGACGAAACAAATACATATAAAAAGTTCAAAAAAATGTTTAGATGTAACCAATAAAAATCGTGTAATACAAAATAGATGCAATACACGAAAAAAATCGCAAAAATGGAATTATAATCCAAAAACCAAACAATACATATCCATGAAAAATAAAAATTGTTTAGACGTTGCTGCAAATAAATATAATAATGGGAATTTGATTGTATATCCATGTCATAATAGAAATAATCAAAAGTTTACATCCAGAACATCGTTATGATTTATTTATTTTGTTTTACTGCCTTGGATTCGTACATCAATAGTTGTTCTTGTGTTATGGTAGGTGCAATTTTACGGGAGTTCAATTGTTCTCGCGACAAATAGCTCTGCTTCAAATCCGTGGTTTCTACTCCAATCACTGGAGTATTATCCATATAATTTGCATATAAATAGGGAGGATTATAGGGTTTTTGTACTGCTACTGGAGTGGGTTCTATAACTCTACTGTAGTAACCCGCATCAGTACACGCTTCTGTAAAATTATAATGGATTATTTCTTTGGCATTCTTTGTCAAATATTGGCGGTATTTCCAATTGGATGTGATTCCACTGTTCTTCAATATATTGTTATTGATCACTTCGTTAGATTGATAAGAAGATATTAATGCACGACCATCCGACATGAGTGGCGGAAATGCAGGATATTTATTATTTGTATTATATCCTAAAGTAGATTTGGGTAAAGTGTCGCGCACACCAGGATATTCGCAGTTTACATTGCTACCTCTATTCAAAAATGAAAACATTATATATTGTATTATATATATAATATTTATTATTTATTCAAAGTTCTCCAATAACTTTATTAAATCATTCTTTTTTAGTTTACTTGTATCTGTTGTAATTCCTTTGGAAACCACAATCGCCTTCAATTGATTTACATTGAGTCGTTTATAGGATTCCTCTTTTTCTTTTATTGAGGGTACTGGAGTTTGCTCTATTTCATCTGTAACGACTTCTTCTATAGGTTCTTCTTCCTTCTCCTCCTCCTCTTCCTCCTCTTCCTTCTCCTCCTCCTCTTCCTCCTCTTCCTTCTCCTCCTCCTCTTCCTCCTCATCTAATTTGATAACAATGGGTATTTCCACATCTTCACTTACAATCAATTCGGGTTCATTAGGAATATCGTCTTCACTTGATACGTCGGATTCGGGGGCATCCATGGTCTCTACAGATTCCAATGTATCCGCATTATAATTAATTATTTTAATGTTTTCTGTAGTATCCACATTCGTGGGTTCACGTTTATCCTCTATCCACTCCTCCTCAACATAAGTGTCTTCTTCATCACTGTCTATATATTCGTCTTCGTCACTGGATTCATCATATTCACTCATGTCATTTTCTGTATAAGTTGGCTCCGTATTTGTATATAGATCTTCGGGCTTCAATAGTATTGCGGGATTCGTTTTAGAATATGGATTTGACTCTACCATGGAGATGCCTCCCATACTATTTTGTATTACCATCCGTTTTATATTCGTCAACTCTTTCACTACACCATTTACAATTTCAAACATTGTGGTTCCCTTTTGTTCTAATGTACAAATACGCTGTTTGAAATGATAGACGAGCAATAGAATGAGAACAAAGGTTATGCCTAAACTTATGAAAAAAAAGGTTTCAATGAAATTAAAAAAACCCATATTACTTTTATTATACAAATTATTTGTATATACTAAACGAAATTTTGTTTTATGTTTTTTTACACATTTATTGTATAATTGTATAATTGTATAATTTATACAAATTATACAAATAGCAAATAGCAAAAATATAAAACTACTATATATAAAATGGATAATTTGAATGCACAAAATGAATCTGCGAGTTCTTCATCCGGATACAGTAAAAATGTTATTATAGGAGTTCTTGTTTTTATATTGGTTTTATCTTTTTTAGGAATAAACTTGTTGTATTTATCAGGGAACGTACTAAATTATTTAAATGATTTATTTGGTCCATTTGTATCCAATGTATTATCTTTATTTGGATATACTACCGGTACCATTATTAATAAAACGGCAGATGTAGTGGGAGATAGCGCCATATTCGGTATTGATGTTGCGCAGGATGCGGTACAAAATATAGGAAATCTATTGAAAAAATCAAGTCAAGATTTAGATACACAAACGAAACAATCCTTGGATTCTACGATTAATACTGGGTTTCAAAAACCGGGAGAACCATCTGCATCCGATTCTAAAAATCCCATACAAAATTCCATTTCCTCCAAAAAATCCAGCTGGTGTTTAGTAGGCGAATATAAAGAAAAACGCGGTTGTATTGAAATTGCGGACGGAGATAAATGTTTATCGGGACAAGTATTCCCCTCACAGAAATTGTGTTTGAACCCTACATATACTCCAAATGTGTAAATACCGCACATGTAAAGCGTTATGTAGGTGTAGCTATATCCTCAACTTTATCTTCATCTGTAGGTGGAGGTAATCTGGATAGTCCAAATGTAACAATATTTCTATAATTGTATAATTTTACGCTGGTGTCTTCAAATAAATACATTGGTTTTCCGGGTACATCAGATGCAGTTGTAGATACCGGTATAGAACGAGTATCTACACTACATTGCTTGTATGATCCTCTCATGATTTGACTAAATACTTCGTTTTTTGTAGGTGCATTTGTTTGTGAGTTCGTTTGCGTAGAATTGTATTTTAATATTTCGGCTTTGCGACGCATATTCAATTGTTCTTGTGTAATAGAACCATTATAGGGAGTTGCTTGTATTTCAAGACGTGTTCCAGCTATATTTTTACGTCGTTTCTCATCAGCGTTTGCACGTATTTGACAATAAGAAGGTATATTTGAATCTCCCATATATTATATATCAATATTATATAATATATGTATTGTTTTGTATATATTTTACACTCTAATTGGTGTACCATGATCTAGACAAATAACTGTAATACCCGAAATTAGAAAGGGGGACATTTGTTAGTGATTCGGATACATTTGGTCCTGCTAATATAATATTATTGATTTCATACACATTGAGGGCTCTGTCATAATACAATAAATTGGAAAGACTGCCTTTAAATCCATCATTTTTACCAACTAATACGTCATTGTAATTTTGCTTGGGTACTTTTGTAAATTCATAACGTTGTGCAACACTACCATTAATGTATATGTCCATAATATTATTTTTAATACGCACTGCCACATGAAACCATTTTTTTAGAGGAACATTTGAAATATCTACGTATGTATTATTATCACTAACAGTATCCATATAAACACGAAGAGTAGGAGATCCTGCATTGTTCTTTAAATATACCCCAGGAGCATTGTTCACAGTGGCAACTCCAGTCATCAGTCCTACATCATCGGCCTTAGGGACACTTGTATCACTGTAGTATTCATCATTGCCTTTACTGAACACATGTTCATATTTTGTTGATGAAGTATTCAAACTTTCAATACTTAACCACACCGACCATGTCAATTCCAGCCCATTGTTTTTGTTTGTTGAACGGAATACAATAGGATCTGTATTGGAATTGGGGGTTTGAGATATTGTTAAATCGGATGATCCAGTTACCTTACCTTTCACTAAATATGGTGTACGCGAGGGTTGTATGAAATAGGCGATTATTTTCATCCCTACTGATACCACTAATAAAAAGGCAATAACGACTAACAATAAAAAAACGAATTTGGCAATTAATGTATTAGAATTTAAAAACTCTTGACTTCCATTCACTAATGATTGGGATGAAAACGAATTTAATGATGAATTGATGGATTCTTTTGCGGCTTCCACTCCGGAGGATACTGTATTTATAGCATTACCTACACCTTCTGATATTTGTTGTGCACTTGGAACATTATTTCTTAATGTGTCTACTACATTATTCGGCGCTTGCATTTATATATGATATTATAATATTATATATACAAATATACTACATAAATTATTTATGACAAATGAAATGGATGGATTGATGGTGAATCTAAACCTCTATATTTCTAAATGATATTGGTTAGATGTTGGATTCATTCTTATAATAATTATGAATATTGTAAGAATGCAATAGTCCTTTATTTATATTGGGACCCCCGCCATGCGGGGTTTGTTGAGTTAAAGGGTTAATATAATTTATATGTTTTTTGTACAATGGAATCTTTTGTCACTGACAAATTGATATTATAATTATAATCAGATCCCATTGGGACTCCTGTTCCAGGTCCCAATAAATACATATTCCATGCACTTCGTGCATCTAATGCTTTTGGACTTCTTTGGAATTTTGCTAAAAATATATCGTTTTTACTGCCACTATCATTTCCAAATTTAATAGATGAGCCCGATGCTGGCAAATCAAGACTTGCATCAGATTGATATGATTTTATTAATTTTCCATCCAAATAGAAATCCAATACATTACCACTTTTACTTATAGCCACGTGTGCCCATTTTTGAATCGGGAATGTAGATGTAATAACTACATGTTTTTTATTAGCCTCAATGGTTGGAGCATTATTTATGGTATAATTAAATTTTAAATCTTGTGTAGTAGTACCCAGTTTTAATGACTGATTGTCATAAGCAAATAATGTTTTATCATTAGTATCCCACATGTTTACATATACCCATGTGGAATAATAATAATTCGGCGATGTTGGTTTTGATATATTATCCGCTGTAATCGGGGGAACGGATGTTTTCAAATCCAAAATTCCAGTGGAAGACTTCTTATTCAAATAATACAAAATAACAAAAAGTATTAATAGTAAAACAATAATACCTAAAAATATAGTAAGAATTGTCATAATATAATATATAATTTCAAAATAAATTATTCTAATGAATAACTATAAATAATAATATTATTATTATAATGTGGGAGGGTTTTTGAATACCGAATTATTATATAATCGTGCAATTTGTGTTCCAGATAAATTAGAAGAATAAAACTGAACATTGCAAATAGAACCGTCCAATCCATTTGTTTCACCTAAAATGAATTTGTCATCATTCAATAAATCCGCTTGGGGCGTATTGTCTTTACTAAATGTAAATTTATGACTAAATGTACCATTTACAAACAAATCACAAATATCATCATAATAATTGAATACAAAATGATTCCATTTTTGAAAGGGAAGGTTTAATGTAACACTACGAGTGGAGTCATCCGCACCTACAGCTACATTCGTGTAATATACAACATATTTATTGTTGCTAACCATTAGCTGCGGTTTACCTCCAGAATAATTAAAAATATTCAAATTATTTCGTACAATCCCGGATGGATTCACATATGCCCAGAAACTAATAGAATAATAATTATGAATGAATTTATCAAAGCTTGAAATTCCACAGCTGGATTCTTTATACTCCTTGTTTAAAGAATCTTTTTTCGTCAAAAAATTCTTCGTAGAATCATTGGAATATATGATATATTCTTCATTCAAATAACGGGGGTCGTTCAGTAATACATTTCTATTGCGACTTGTTATCATATGTATCAATTTCTCTGCATAAAAGTATAATAAAATAAAAATAATTTCAATAATGAAAAGGATGAATATAATATGGGGCGTGAGTTTCAACTCCTCTTTCAAATATTGAACAAAATCGGCAAACAAACAGGGAATATAAAAGATAATATTTACTATAATCCCACTTATGCCTGTAAGTTTTTCCAATTCATTTTTTAAGACATAATATACAATGGCTAATCCAATAATGACAACCGCCGTTAATAGAATAGAAACCAAATAATTAAATACAATGATGGTAGATTTACTAAACTTGGGGGAAAAGGTGACAATCAAAAACAAGAAGATCAAAATACCTACTATTTTCAATATTGAAACCGCAAAACCAGAAGTTAAATTCATTCCCGTGTATCCCGCATAAAGTGCAAATAAAAATACGATTAATAAAATCGCATACATATACATGCGGCTTGCCAACAACTTCCCACTGTATGCATATCCCAAGAATACACCAATGATTATTGGAAATAAGGTAAAGAAGGACACATCACGTATCATCATTTTGGTGAATTTTGTGTAGGAGGATTCATTATCATCATTAATATTAAATGTTTTCAATATATTTTTAATGGTGTCATCAAATGTATATTCCGTAGTCATGTATATTGTTCTATTATATTATAACTATAAATTTTCTATGGCAGTTTTTTCTCCGTGACAGTCTCTACACAAAGCAACTAAATTGTCAATGTGATTACTTCCTCCATGTTCTAAACGTATTTTATGATCCACTTCAAACCATGCAGGTAACTGTTTTTTACAATTTTCGCATTTCCAGTTTTGACTTGCCGCTACGAATTTCTTTTTCGTTTCACTGACCGAACGTTTTGTGGATTTTTTCCCCGAGTTCATCATACGCTGTTGTGCGGATTGTTCTCTAGTCATTGATACTACAGGATTATTGTACCCCCCGCCATTGTACTGGTTTTGACTATAATCTTGTTTGGACGTGAAATCTAAAATGGGGGTTAACATAGACGCGGTATTTCGGTCTACAGGTAAATATTTCAAATAATCGTTGGATGTTTTTATAATGTTTTGCGCATGGGCGGGATTGCGTTTAAATAACCAATAAATGACGTAGGCGCCGACGGCAACGCCAATCATTTGATAATATTTCTTCCATGAGAATAGCGTTTTTAATATTTTACCATCACTATAAATGTTTGCAATGATCAATCCTGCCACTAAAAACAATACAAGTTCAAAACGCATAGTATTATAATACTATGAGAAAAGGGTAATATCAATAAAAGTAATAAATGAGAAGAATCATCACAACAATGAGAATAAACAATATGACTTTTTTAGATAGTTGGAATTTTTCACTTATAACGATTTCCTTGGGTTTATAATAGGATTCATATCTATCTAAACTTTCTAAATAGCTTATTTCCGGATGTCCAACTATATTGTTTATTTTATTATGTATGAAGGTTACCCATCTCATAAAGGATTCTCTATTGTCTAAATAGGGGGTGACGGGATATTTATTCAATAGTTCGGCAAATGTATCCCCCATGTCATCATGCGGTATAAACAGAGGCATATTAATAATCAAATCGTAATATTTACGTTTTGTAACTGCATTCGGGTTGTTAGGATAGGAATGCGCAACAGTGTGTAAGAAAAACCAATAATGCGGCCCCCATACAGTTGGATCTAATCTCATCTAGTATAAAAAACGATATAAATATCTGGGTATATAATCATAAAGATTTGAAATTTCAAAATGAATGAAATATATTGTAATAATTGTGGGAAACCCGGACATATTTATAATCAATGTAAAATTCCAATTACGAGTTATGGTATAATTACATTTCGTTATAATCTACAAAATGAATTAGAAGTATTGATGATATGTAGGAAGGATACCCTGGGATACATTGATTTTATAAGGGGGAAATACAATGTACAAAATGAAAATTATATATTGAATATGCTGAAACAGATGACAACAAGTGAAAAAGAATCATTGCAAACCCAGGATTTTGATACATTATGGAACAAAGTATGGGGAAATCATGATGGATTTTCCAAAGGGACAATGCTGAAAAATGCCTTCCGTCCTAATGAGGAACATTCCAATATTCACCGGTATAAAAGTGAAGAAATCATTTCCAAAGAGAAATTCACAATATTGAAAAATGGATTGTTTATAAAGAATAAAATGGTGGATTTGAATTCTCTAATAGAAGAAAGCAAAAAATATACCCAATGGAGTGAACCTGAATGGGGATTCCCAAAAGGACGACGTAATTATCAGGAAAAAGATTATAGTTGCGCATTACGGGAATTTTATGAGGAAACGGGATATAGTCCTCATTTATTGAAGAACATTCAAAATATATTTCCATTTGAAGAAATATTTACGGGGTCTAATTATAAATCATACAAGCATAAATATTATTTGATGTGTATGAATTATGAGGATTCAAACAAAGATACCGTTTTTGAGAAAACGGAAGTGAGTAAAATGGGATGGAAATCATATGAAGATTGTTTACGAGTGATAAGACATTATAATTTAGAAAAAATACGATTGGTAAATAATATATTCAATTGTCTCACAAAATACAAATTATACAATTCCTAATATGCGTCTAATATATAATACAAATTCTTGTTATATATTAGATAATGCAAAATGCAATTTTGTATGAAAAGAGGTGTCCAAACAATACTCGCCGTAATCCAGACACGGGTATTTGTGAACCATTAACAGATATTGCAAAAATGGCAAATATGAGGAGACGAAAAACGAAACGATCAAGAATGAACATCAATCCTAAGATTCAAGAAAAAATACCCACACCCTCGCGTCCTTTAGAAATAAAAGAAGTGAATGGAAAAAAGGATAAAATGGCATTTTCCAATAAAAGTCCTGTTAGAATCCAAAAACGATGTCCGAATGGTACTCGTCGCAAATCCAAGAACGGGAATTGTGAAAAGGTCACCATGAAAAGTCCTAAAAATTATAAAAAAGCGGTGTTTATGAAACCTGTACCTCAGGTAGAGGAGGAGCCT